ATGGAAGATATCGACAATCGGTTGCAGCTGATCGACGCAACCCAATCGGATACCGGCGAGACGAGCCTCTGGTTTGCGGCTTGGGGCGATGACAGCCGGGTGGACGTTGTATACCCGCGAATCATGCAGGACACCAACGATTATCCGCTGTACCGAGAAGCGCAGGAGTTCATCGAGCGCCAAGGGTTGGTGTGGGCAGCTGCCGTCCCTTGCATCGAGCCCTGCTTCCCGCTGGAACCCGAGGAGCTGACCGTCGTCGGCATGAGCGGTTCGGAACGCGGAAACGTCATCTGGCAGGTCTACCTACACCCTCGGTTCAACGGTAGGACGCGTAGCCAGATGCCCCGGCCCCGGCCTCTGTACGCCACAGACGGCACACCGATCTATCTGGCAAGTACCAAATAACACAACCGAATACACGACAGTAGAACCAACATCAGGTGCTTCATTTGACGCACCTGCCCCTAAGTCCCCGGAGGACAGAACATGCACGAAGACAGTCAATTTCAGGATCTACCCGTTTACTGGCAGAGGCAAATCAGTAAGGCGCGACGAGAGGCAGCCAAGTATCGCCACGAACGCGACGAGGCCCGCCGACAGCTCGCCGCCCTAACCGCCCGTCTGGTGAGCGGTGCTAAGTAGTGGCACGCCCCGCGACTATCGCCAACAAGCTGGCCGATGATTTCCAACTGCGGGTATGCACGAACACCCGAACTATCTGGCAGTTCACCAACGGCGCATGGCGACATGCGGATTGGTTGGTTCACGACAAGCTGTTGGACTACGACCCCGACGCAGAGAACCTAAATCTGAAGGTCGAAAGCGTCCGTGATGTTGCGCTGCCGTATGTGCTGCTGGAACGCGGGTTGACGTTGGTGGCAGATCAGCCCGACGATAGGTTCATCAACACGTCGGCGGGTTTGTATGAGCTGTCATCCGGCAAGATGCTCCCGCACAACCCAGAAGTCATGTCGTTTTCGCAAGTACCGCTGGTACCGGAGTTTAAGAACATTCGTATCCCGGTGTTCAACACATTTTTGTCGGAAACGTTTGACGACAAAGGCATTGAGAACTACGTACTAGATCTGATGGCGTACGCACTGGTACCGGGAAACGAGCGTCAACATGCCACGTTGTTGGTCGGTTCCGGGGCCAACGGTAAAGGCACCTTGATCCGTGTGATGGAAAACCTGTTCCGACGCTGTGATCGGTCTGCGGTATCGGTGCGGGATATGGCCGAAAACCGTTTTGCCGCATTCCAATTGTTCGGGCGTGCCTTCAACTACGACGCGGACATGTCGTCTAGGTACATCTCGGACACGTCGGTGTTCAAGAAGACGACCGGCGGCGACGCCTTGGCTATGGAACGCAAGTACATGGACCCGTTCTATGCCAAAGTTTGGGCATCACAGTGGTTTTCGGTGAACTCTATACCTCGATCGAGTGACACAACATACGGGTTCCTTCGCCGTTGGGATGTCGTTGAGTTCAACAACGTAATCACCAAACCAGATCTGACCCTTGAAGATCGGATGATGGCAGAGCTGCCGTCGATTGCCGGTTTCCTGATTACCCGCGCCCGTATGAACGCTGGCACCGTGACCAAAGCCGGGTCCGGGCTCCAGCGGCTAGCAGAGTCCGTTGACCCCGTGCGTGCGTGGTTGGCTGACGAGGACCGCGCCCCGTCAGGGTGGATGCCCCGAACAGAGGCGTATTGCGATTTCAAGATATGGGCCGAATCCCAAGGGATTCGGAGTCTGCCTACATCACGTGGGTTGTACGAACAGCTCCGTGCAGCCGGTGTACCCGAGAAGACCGGGGTAGGTCGTCAGCGTGGCACTCGCGGTTTCGAGTTTGCTGGAGGTATGCAGTAAGGGTACCCTTCGCAGCAGTTTAGCAGCACTTTTAGCAGCAGTTTCGCAGCAGTTTTGAACCGGCATTTCCGCTGGTAGATGGATTTCGCAGCAGTTGCAGCAGTTTTGGCAGACCTTTTACACAGTTCACCGATGATCGCGTTAACTACACTGCCTGATCTGCACTTTTAGTGGTTCCGCTGCGCGATAGCCCTTCTGACGTGCGAAAACAACGAAAGTTAACCAAGCCAGGCCCCCACCAACCCAGGGGGCCTTTTTCATGCCCACACAACCAAGAGAGATGGACCAAATGACAACAGCATTTGATGAATACCAGGAACGGCGAGCCCCCTACAACGGCCACATTCGTGCACAGGGCGACTTGCCGTGGTTTGAAGACCCCACCCGGCGTCTAGCCGTCTGTAAGCGGTTGGGGCTACCCGAGGACACCGAACCACTGGAGGTGCGCCGGGCGCTGTTTGAGCGTTCCGGCCTCGGCACAGGCCGCAATTCCAGCTACACCAACCGAGGAGACAACCTTGTCTGACACACCGATTCTTGACCCCGTAGAAGACGCTGGGGCCACGAACACCACTCCCGAGGGTGATGACACCGGGGCGCAGGATTCAGGCCCGCAGAATCGCGAGGCTCGGTATCGCGTCGAACGTAACCAGGCTCGCGAGCAGCTGGCCACAGCGGAGTCGCGGTTGGTTCAACTCCAGACGCGCGAATTGCACAGGCTCGCCGGGGAAATACTGGCCGTCCCGTCAGACATCGCGCTATCGGGCAAGCCGCTGTCCGACTTCCTGACCCCCGAGGGTTGGGTCGACAAGTCGGCGGTAGAAGCCGCCGCCCGCGAAGTCGCACAGGCCCGCCCTGGCTTGGCTACGTACCAACCGGCTCACGACCCATCGCAGGGCCTAAGCGGAACCACCCAGCACACCCCGAGTTGGGACGGGTTGTTCGGTCTGGGTCGCTAACAAACTTGGCTGGTATGTCCGTGGCATAACCGGCTCTCGCCTCTGTGAGGCATTCACACAACCCCTGGTCAGTGGCCGGGGGTTTTCTCATTCCTACCGAAAGGTTAAAACCAAATGGCACTACAGCATTCAAACATCGCGGACACTTGGACTCCACCGTCATACGGAGATCTGCTCGATACCACGGTTCAGGCTAAGTCGGTGGCTTTCCGAGCCAGCCGCCCGGTGTCAACCGACCGGGTCAAGATGCACTTCCCCTTGTGGACCGGAAACCCAACCGCTGGTTGGTATGACGAGTTGGAAGAGATCGCCCTCACCGACGGCGCGACCAACGAAGTAATCATCACCCCTGACAAGGTGGCTGCTCTGTCCCGTGTTTCCAACGAGGCCGCAGACGACACCCACCCGGCTATCTCGGAAGCGATCGGCGCTGGCATCTCTGATGACATCGCCCAGAAGATCGATATTGCGTGGCTTGCTAACACCACGGCCAAGGCCAACAACGGTCTGTTGTCTATCGCCTACTCAACGGTCGATACCGGGGCCTCGCTGACCAATCTGGACCCGTTTATCGATGCGCGGTTCAAGGCAAATGCGGTTGGCGCACAGCTGACTTCGTGGGTTATGCACCCGGATACCGCCAACACTCTCACCAAGCTCAAGAAGTTGACATCTGGGTCTAACGAGGCGCTGTTGTCGTTTGTCGATGACGGCATTCTGATTGCAGGACTGCCGGTTCTGCTGAGCCCGCATGTGGACGCCGCGACATTTGCATGGGGTATCCCCAAGCAGCGTGTTGTGACCGTGATTCGTAAGGGAACCGAGGTGGCTCTAAGCCGCGATGCCGGGTTCTCTTCTGACTCCGCGTACATCCGTGGTGTTGCCCGTGTGGGGTTCGGGTTCCTTCACCCGGCTTCGGTCGTACGTCTTTACGACGCTGCCTAATTCGACTTACCGAAGGGGACTGGTTGCCCGCCGCCAGTTCCCCGAGGGAACACCCCTCACCCTCAAAGGAGGTGAAACATGGCAGCTGCCAGAGAAGTCGGCAGGGTGTCAGTACGCGTTGTCCCCGACACAGACGGGTTCCGCCGAGATCTAAAGCGACAACTCGAATCAATCGTCAAAGGTGTGGAAGCCAAGATCAACGTCAACCCGGACGTGAGCGGTTTCCGACAAAAGGTAAACGCGTCCGTCAAGGGGATGAGGACCGAAGTCGCGGTCGTCCCCGACGTGAAGACATTCCGGGGCCGCGTAAAGGAAATGCTATCCGGCGTCGGTGACAGCTTGGCCAGCATCAAAGCCCCGTCCTTCGGGTCGGGAATTAATGGCACGGGCTACGCGCTCATTGCCGCTGCCATTGCAGCGCTATCGCCATTGGTGGCAGGTCTTCTAGGTGCTCTTACCACCTCGTTGTTGGCGCTGCCGGGTCTGATAACAGCCACCGTAGTGCCTATAGGTGCGTTGGTGTTGGGACTCGACGGGCTCAAGAAGGCAGCCGGGGTACTTAAGCAACCGTTCGATCAGCTACGCGCCACCATGTCGGCCAAGGTACAAGAACAGTTCACCCCGGTATTCGAGAAGCTGAAAGACATATTCCCGACGCTGAAGGCGGCATTGCCCAGCGTCACACAGGGTTTGGCTGATATGGCTAAGTCGTTCGCGGACGTGCTGACCAATCCCGCCAACCTTGCCAAACTCGATCAGACGATTCGCAACATCGCTAGTGGCCTGACGGCAGCGGCACCCGGTATACGTGACTTCACCCAAGGGTTCCTAGACCTGATCAACGGGTTCTCGAACAAGCTGCCGGACATCGGTAAGTGGTTCTCGGAGACCGGAGCTTCGTTCAGCAAGTGGGTATCGGATTTCACGGCCAAAGGCCCGGACGGTGTATCCAAGTTTGACGTAGCACTCGGAAACCTGGGCGACACCCTAAAGAGCATCGGTGGTGGCCTGACCGAGTTGGCGGGTAAGGCTATCGACTTCTTCTCCGACCCGGAGAAGGTTAAGTCGTTCAAAGCCGAACTAGACGGACTGGTCAACACGGCCCTGACTCTCGCAGACGCTATCAACGGTATCGCCACGGCGATGTCGAAGATCCCCGGATTCGGGGATGGCAAGGGCGACAAGCTGCTTGACTTCGCCCCGATCCAAATACAAATAGCCGTAGACGCGTTCCCCAAGATCCGTCAAGCCGTAGCCGACGTGATAACCGAGATCATCGGTATGTTCGCGCAGGTTCCCAACGCACTCAGTACGGCATGGGCCACGCTGGGGGGTATCGCATCTGCGGCCTGGAGCACCGTATTCCAAACAGTCAGCGGTGTGCTAACCAGTGTCGTCACGGTAATCGTCAATAGTGGTTTCAAGATCGTAGGCGAGGTCGCAACGTGGCCGGGAAAGATAACAGCCGCTTTGTCGGGCATGTTCCAGGCCGGGTTCGACGCGGGTGCTCAGCTCGTCCAGGGTTTTATTCAGGGCATCGGGTCATTGATCACTAACGCGGTGGCTAAGGCCCAGGAACTCGCTAGCTCAGTCAAGAATGCGGTTACCGGCTTTCTCGGTATCCATTCTCCGTCAACGGTTATGGCAGACATCGGTGGATTCATCGGGGATGGCCTTATCAACGGGATGAAGGCGAAGCAATCAGAGATTGAGAAGACCGCGCAGGGTATTGGTCAGAGCATCAAGGACGCGTTTGACTGGAGCGACTACGAACAACGTGGTATCGACGCCGGGTTCGCGTTCGCCGGGGCCAACGCCGATCAATTCATGTCCGACTTGGGTATTAGCGGTAAGGGTCTGTTGTCACAGCTTGGAGAACAAGGTCTGAAGTTCGGTATGGATTTCGCGGGCAAGGCGCTCACACAGAACTTCTACACGTCCAACGTAGACGACACGATCGCCGTCAAGAACAACCAGCTGAACAAGCAGGCACTAGGTGTCGTCGGCAAGAGCGGATAGGTGGTTGGGGGCCGGTATTTAACGGCCCCCTCCCGTCTTTTAGAGAGGTGGAATCATAAACGTATGCAGCCGTGAGGGATGTAGGCGCAGAGCCAGAACCCCTAAGCCTGATGGCACGGACACCGAGCGTCAATACTGCTCGGCACTATGCCGGAACGTTGACTACCGGACTATCCGGGTACAGAGGATCTGCGCAGCCTTTAGGGGCGAACACAAGTACGTATCGGAACTCTGGGTTACCACAGTCGAGCTGAGTGACAAGCTGACTGAGCTAGATCAGTTGGAACGTAAGGTATCTCAGTTCGCAGAGCGTGAACGGGGTATCACCCGAGAGCAGTGGCGGCAGATCTGCGATGTGTCGTGACGGACATAGGAAAGCCCGACTTATGAGGCCGGGGCTTATGGTGGATAGGTGGGTTATCGGTAGTTGGATGAATCCACGTAATACACGGCACCTGTATCGGGATCTGTCCAGTTGCACGGTGCACCATCGGTATTACCATCCTCCTGCTCACACACCGGCAGCGGTGGCAGGGCATGGGACACAGGGTGCGTAGTGGTAGGCCCTGCATGCACGGCCAGGGCCACAGCGAGGGTGGACAACGTAGTGAGTGTGAATCTGACTGCGGTGGTGGACATGTCACTCAGTGTACATCGAACACCGCAGTGACACAACGGATCTGGCAAACCCAGGGGGTGCACCCCTTCCCCCGGTCACCCCGATCGGGACGTTATGCGGCATCGACATCGTGCGAAAGCTCAATTACCTAATTTTTCAACAAATCCGCTGCTCAGGGGCGGTTGAGCCCCGAAAACTAGCGGTGGAAAGTACATCTAAATGACAACCCCGAAAGTCCGAATGCCTAAGGGGCTGGACTACCAGGGCAAAAAGCTCTGGACAGAGATAACACAGATCTATGACCTCTCGGCAGCGCCCCACAAGCGCCGAATCCTTTACGACGCATGCGCTACAGCAGACCTAATCGACAAGTTGGACAAAGGGATGGCAGGACAACCGATGACCGTCAAAGGATCTACGGGCCAGGTGGTCATTCACCCCCTTGTAGCCCAAGCGGAGAACGCGCGGGAAGCCCTTGCCCGTCAGCTGTCCCGGCTCAACTTCGCAGAACCAGAAGAGGACGACTATGAAACTCGCTAAGACCCGCAGACACCAGGCCAATAGGCCCTCTGCTGCCACGCTGCCAGACGAACTAAGCTCGTTCGACAACTGGTTATACCCCAACGGTTTACACGATTATATGGCAGCTCTGAGCCAGTCGCTAGACCGCGCCGACCGGCTGACGCCGATCATGAATGCCGCTGGATTGTCGGCTGCCGAATGGTTCCGAAGGATGCTGACACGATGACCTACGCCGAACCCTCGGACGTGTCGGGGCGTCTTGGCCGTTCGTTGGACGCCTCGGAATCAACGATGGTATCCACCCGCCTCGCGGATGCTGAACGGCTGATCAAAGCACGCATCCCTGACCTAGACGCGCAGATCGTCGCGGAGACAATCGACGTCGAGATTGTCAAGATGATCGAGGCGAACGCCGTCGTACGTCTGGTCCGAAACCCCAACGCCTACACCGGGGAAACAGACGGAAACTACTCGTACCAGATCAACTGGAAGACGGCCACGGGCGAGCTGGAAATACTCGACAACGAGTGGGCGCTACTCGGTATCTCACAGGCGATGTTCGTCATCGCACCTCTGTTGCCGCCGTGGCTCACAGAACCGCCGTTCGACAGCTACCTGGACTACTTTTCCAGAACCGGCTAGTACCAAGGCTTGCCGTACTCACGGATTTCAAAGTGGAACTCAGCCTTGTGCGCTCTGAGCACATGGGTCTGCTGCACGATCAGGTGACAGTTTCGGTCACGCGGCCTGACTGGCCGGTGTGGTCATGATTGCTTCGAATTCGATCGGGGTCAACCGCCCGAGGCCGGACTGGCGGCGGCGCCG